TAGAATGGCAGCAGGGCGTGAAACCACACCACTTGCTTCATCATACTCATCAGATTGCAAGATCAATTGACTAGTCATACCAGCCAAGTGAACATCTTCCATCCAAGCATACACAGTGATCGTACACCCTGACGTTGACGTTCCATTCGCGCTAGCGAGAGGAACAAAATCCGTCATAATCACACGCCCCATAAATTGGAGTGTGCTAGCCGAAGCCAGAGGCACATAATCTCTGTGATAAAAGAAGGGTAACTCCATCTCACCACCAGAATTAGTCTGGGGATAAATCCACACTCCCGGAAATTGGGAATAGGGGATAAGAGGAGAACCCGGCGTTCCTGACGTAGCAACGCGCGTACCAGTATTACCATGTAGTGGTTGATAAACCGCCCGCATTGCCCCGTAAAAGAACGGGGAACAATTGATAACATACTTCAACTTAAGCTTCCCGCGTAAGTACGGAAAGTTTTGGAGTTTGTTGGCAATTGGGGTCGCAGTAAGGAACTCCTTCCAAGGGTAGAGAGTCTGATCTGTCCACGCACTTGTCCACGCATAAGTGGCAATTCGTGTTGGTCTTCTCAAAAACTCACCTAACTCTATAGAGGGAGCAATGGACTCATAAACGCCTTCCGTTCCGGCATCTTTGAATTCCACAGTCTCACCTGCATCCTGGTCATAGAACTGAACAGTTTGCTTCGTTTGCACTTCAGTTTGGGTCTCATGTAGAGGCATTGTTTCTTCTTGTGTTTCAGCAGGTTAATTGTTACCGGACCACCCATAACCCTAGAGGTGGTCTTCCTTTGATCATTTGCTGTCCAACTAACAGCATCTGTAAATACAGACTTTGGGGAACGCCCTAGTGGGAATCATGCAAGCTCCATTCTCTGGTTCGGCTGATCAAACCCTTACCAGCAGTAACTAGCTTACATGGCTACATTTTGCTAACACCTTGCAGCTCAGGCTATAGTCACCCTAAGGTAACCAGGCAACTCCCAACTCCGCAGCCACAGGCTTCGTGAGTGGGACATTCTTACTCAACAAGACATCACAGTCCTTGCAAGCGAGTAGAATGTTGATGGATTTACTTCCGGGAGTATATAGAACAGTGGGTTCATACAACTTACCACAGCAGTGATATCCATCTTCTTGGCAATTGACACACCATGGATCACCTCCAAACGTGCAACCACCACAGAGCGCGCATTCACTCCAATCGTCAATACCCTCCCGATACTGGAAGGGACACCGACCGCAAATAGCGCACTCAAACTCAGAAAGACCCTGCTCTATAAGAACGGGCTCTTGCCAAGCTGTGATCTCTCGATTAGATCGAGTGCGCACCCATCTGGCGCGCAACTCATCCCAACCTAGGAGACCACGAGGGAAATACTCAGCTAGATCGCAGTAATCAATCAGCTCCAGTAGCAATTTTCGGAACGATTCAAACCTGTCACGTCCGTGATGCCACATGGCTTCGTTTTGACTGTTGATGCAATCAGCATAAGCCTTCTCCTTAGAAACCACCTTAGAAGGTATGGTAATCATCAGAGCTTTGTAGATAGAAGTCTCCTCTAAAGGAGCAACATAACCTTCCACTTCATCCTCATAACGAAACCAACGCTTCAAAAAGGTGATCTCACATCCCTTGATGTATGGAACGCTTTCAGCATCTTTATCCGCCATAGTGTATGTCACATTAAGTGAACACAACAAGTTGGAGATACTAGTGTGGTTATACCACCGCGCTTCCACAACATTCATAATGTTATCATCGCCGTATGTCATGGCTCTAACATGTTCGAAAAACTTTAGCCCAATAGCTATGTACTCTGAACGGGATGCTGCTTTGCTGGAATCAGGGTGCAACTCAATCCAACAATGAATCAAGTAGAACATGTTCACACAGCCATTGATGATGACTGTGAGAGCATGACCACTAGGATTCTTCCCTACTCCCATTACTAAATCACCGAAGTAATCAACGAGAGGATTTACCAAATCCTCAGCCGCTGCGCGCATCATTTGCACGTGTTCGGGGGAGGCACCTAGGTGCTGGCCCAGTTCTGCGATAAACACATAGGTCATACGCAAGAACTGGATAATCAAATCCAGATCAAAGTCGGCATAATCACCAGCAATCCAATCATCACTACGGTTCATCCATTTATACAGCTCATCCCATTGAGCTCCGGTAGCATCCATTCCTGGTGCTTGACCGAATACTTTGGGATTTGTCTGCACTAGACGGACAAACCAAGTGAAGATCATCCTCTGACAAACAATCAGAGAAACCGGCCCAGGATAGAATACACGAGTTTTCTTCTCTTCGATTTTCGAGAATTTTCTCGGTTCATCCTTCAATGAGGCCGAAAAGACCGGACAAGCACGCCTTCCTGCTGCCCAATTTTCTAGGATATGATCTACATCAGCCTGGATATCTGGATCAGCCTCTAGCTCACTAGTCCAATCACCCTTGACACCTGGTAACAATTTCTTGTGCTTAGGTGTCTTATAGGGGAAACCACATGAAGTTTGCATGGGTAGACGATCGATAAATCTCACGCCAGGCACACCATTAATCGCGTCTTTCTGCGACAACATGTATGCTTTCCAATCAGGTTTTTGAAATTTCAGAACATGCTCAACCATAACGGCTTTCGCAAATTCCGCCCTTCCTTCTGGAACCGATGCATTCATAGCACAAAATTTCTTTAAGTGCCTGAACTTCACTGCCCTTCCAGCCATTACTGGAGGGCCGTGGGTATCAACAAACCCTCGCTCACGCAAAAACGGAGCACCAATGGTCTCTGTCACATGTGACTTCGGTTGTTGCCGAAAGCCATCAAATGACCCCAAAACCATCATTCCACCCAAATCCTCGAGATACTGGATTGGGCTTCGGGTATGGAGGGGTGTTAATTTACCGACTTTTTCTTGATTCTGTCCCATAAAGGCATCATTACCAGAAATCAAGTCGTCGAACTGTTTACCGCAAAGGTTATAACTCAGACTCCTCTGAGTCGACAGTTCAACTTGAAGCCACATGTGCAAGCCGACAAGCACTGGGCCTTGAGGTGAGAGAGCCAATAAAATTGAACCACAATCACCTTTCTCCGTGATAGCACTCGTTCCCTCCCCGGATACCCAGGTGGGTTGATTGTTCACCATCATGGAGTGAATGCGCTTAATTTTGTCCACTATAAGTGTACCATCTTTAGCGCGTCCAATGCGAAGTGCTGGCCCAACAAAGTTCAACATGTCAGCATCTGGGATGCTAGTCTGAATTGCTCTTTGGGCAGGCATCGCGGGAAAGTGCAGGATAGATGTTTCATCGTCGAACTTCTCCAACGAGTAGCCATCAGCTATACACCTCGCTTCTCTGATCACATTCGTCTTTGTGGAGTAATAGACTGTGACAGAAAAAATAGATTTTGTCCCCTCGACCTTATCGAAAAAGTGAGTCGGTAACAAAATCTTGTTTCCACCTATCAGAACACCAGTTCCTCCGACTACACGGAGTAACCCAGCGACGTCTGTATCCCATCTTATGGAGACACGGACTAAGAATCGGTGGAAGTAGCGCACGATTTCCGTAGTGTCTGCACCCTTAAGCGACTTTGACGGTCGGGGTGCATCTATGATATCACATTTATAATCATGCATGCGCCACACATTCTCAGGTTCATTGCCTGGGACCATTTGAGCTATAAGACCACCCTGAGGTATCAGGACAGCCTCATCCACTTTTTCCACGACAACTTTACGTTTCGGGATAAAGTTCTTCACCAGAAGATATAAGGTAGAAGCCCCAAGAGTCAACACAGCAACCATAGTGAGAATCTCCACTGTACCACCTAATTTTTCAAACACAATAGCTCCAGCGTGCTTGACAATATCAACCATATTACCTGCCTGCATAGCAGCAAATAACATGATCTGGTGGAACATCATCTCCAATAAAGATTGAAACATATGATCTTTCCCAAACAGCTTTAGAGCATTGAGAGGATACATAATGGCCCAACCTAATAGGAGCAAGGGTAGCCCGAACAATGTCGGCAAACACGAGATGCAAAAAGATAACCACCGCACAAAGGCCCAACCTCGCATGAATGACCATACGAAATTAGCTGCCAAATAAAAGGCGGTATTGGGCAATTTTCGGCTCTCGAGAAAGCACTTGAAGAAGAAAGAGTTTGAAAATTTCAGAGACTCATTTGCTCCATCAAAGAAGCTACTCATGAGAAAGCGCCCACGAGGTCTCTCTTCTTCATCACCAGCCTGGTTTATAAGAAGTGTGTCAGAGCCTTCCGTGGGTTCCTCAGAATCGCAGTCATCATCAATCACAGGAAATTCCTCATCTTCTGACTCGATACTGGGGTGCCGCTCCCTTCGTTGAGTTTGCCACTCATCCATCATTTCATCAATCGAAGAATATGGTGTTTGAGAAACAACCTCATCCACAGGTTCTTCCAACTTGGTCTCACAAAAGAGCCCGTCTGGATGATTGCCATATGGAATGCCACACACGTCACACATCAACGTGTCTTTCATATTCCTCATGGAATGTAGAAACTTCGTTTCACTCTCCATGTGTTCCTTTGTGGCTTTCTGATACCACCTCAAAAATTGAAACATGTTCATTTTCTGAAGTCCATCAATAGGAACAAATTTCCCGTCTTCACTAATCCGGGGACCATTGGCCGCAGCCCGTTTGGGAACTGTAGTAGCTCGTTCAACGGATATAGACCAAAGATCGGGATAACCCGTCGTGGTGGGGACTTTTTTTGCGTCCAACCACCCTTCGGGTGTGCAGAATTCTGGTCGCAACTCCAGAAAAATTCTGTACTGCAGACGGCGAAAAGCAGCCGATGTGTCTACATAGTAGTCATGAATATTTAAATTCTCGACATTAGATGTAACAATAGCCAAATCTGCTAAGATAGGCTTCGTACCCTTGTCTTCAAGAGCTGCACATTCCGCCATTTCAGCGACGGTATTGATGACTCGGAATAAGTCATCATGAAAGGGATCAATACCCATGACCTTATCAGGTCGATGAATAACTGCGTCGTCAAACACAATACACCATTGGTTCGACTGGTATGAATCCCAAAATCTCGCACCAGGTCGTCTGATATAAGGTCGGATCTCGACATCCTTATTGAAGATCTTACCAAAGTAATTTGTCATGATCTCAACAAAAGATGTTTTACCGATTTTAGACCTACCAGCGACAACTGATACGAAGGGACAGCGACGCAATTGCGTAGCTGTCACCGTGCCAAT